TAATTTCAATATATCTTGTACCACCGCGAGCATCTAGCTCGAATAGAGATTGAACTTGAAAAGCTTCTCTTAATTGATTAATAGTTGCAGCAGTAGCACTAGAAAGATCAACTTCCAAAGCAGGATTCGCAAAGTTAATAATTGTATTACCACCAGAGTATGACTGTAATTGAGTTACACCAGTACCAGAGTTAGCTAGAAAAGCACTAGGGGTTGTGTCCGTAGCAGTAACCATAGTAATGCCAGTACCATCAGGGACAACAGGAGCTGTGTTCCCAATAGGAATAGTAGCAGCGTCTCCCTTTTGAGGAAACGGTAAAGAGGCAGTAAAGTAATCTTTTCTCTTGTTTCTGTTAAGGATTTCAAAGTCACCAATTACGTCTCCTGAGTCAGTTAAACGAACTTCAACATTATCTTGAAGGTCTTGTGATTTGTACCACTCGTTGTAAATTTTATTATAAGCTCTTAGTGGAAGTGAACTAACTTCAATACCACCAACCTTAGTTGGAAGTCCCATATAATCATAAATAGAACCTTCGGCAAAACCACCAGAAGGAGCAGTTAAAGTAGGAATAAGATAATCAGTTGTATCAGAAGGGTTATCCTGAGCACCGTTAAAACGCTCCCAATTTTCCCATAATAATCGCATCGGTACAGAAAAGTAATGAATATCAAAATTCATATTATCCATGACAGGTTTAAGCGGAGTAGCAAGTCTACCAAACATATTTGTAGACAAGTTCATAGTATCACCAGGTAAAGCCTCATCCACAAAGACAGGTATTAATTTTCCTGCATCTAGAGTTGTTTTATATGCAGATGATCTATCAAAAGTTGATCTTTGAATATTTGGAGTTTGAACTTTAGTAAAATGCTCTTGTTGAGTAATTGTAGAATTTAATTTTCCTGATTTCATTATAGCTCCTTAGAGTTAGCAATTAATGCTTCGTTAAGGTCTACGGCGCGAGCAATACAAGTTGTCTGAGTAGATACGCTAAGAACTCCCGTTCTTTCGTCAAAAGAACCAAGACACACAAGATTAAAATCTTGAGAATGTTTGGAGTAGGGTGTTTCATCATCGTTACATACATACTTAAATCCTTCGATAGCATCCCTATCGGTTTGAAATACAAAAGGTTTAACGTAAGTTTCAGATGCTAAATCATGTACTGAATAAATTTTCATAAAATCTCCTTAGATTTATGGTTTGTTGCGACAAAAGTATCGCGATTGTGTTTTAGTTGTGCTTCAAAGAACTCTCTTCTTTGAGCTTCTTTCGGATCAAGGTCTTCAGACCTGAGACCAGTATTTTCGGAATCCATTTTTTGAGTATCAATAATAAATTTTGCATAGGCTTCTAAATCTCCTCTAGTTTTAAGATTGTTCATAATACGTTCATAATACGTATCGTAAAGGGTAGTGGGTAAATGTTTCATACCTTCAAATATTTTTTGTTCAGACTTGGTTCTCAGAGCTTCGGATATTTCGGAAATCTCAGAGTACTGCTTAAGTCTTTTTACGTAGAAACGCGGAAGCGGTTTCTCAGAATCTACGAGTTGAACAGCATTTTCATATAAAAAGTTTTGACCAATTGCAGGTCGCTTAGAGCAAGTCATAGAGTCTCTAATTTCGATACTTTCACCAGTTTCAGAATGAGTAATCTCTCTAGATTTGCCTTTAAGAGCGTAAGTAGCAATATAGTAGGCTGTTTTTTCGTTGGCTTCACCTATAGAGTGAAAGCCTTTTTTCCAAAGTTTATCTATTTCGGGAGAAACATAAAGTTTAGAACCCGAAGGAGTACACCTCTCAAAAGTTTGATTGGGAGGAGTATATCCAAATATAATAGCATGCATGTGAGGTCGAAAAGTTTTAGTACCGTATTCATATGAAGTCATATAACTTATTTTTTGATCGGGATTATTTTTCCTGAGCCTTTTCATGAATTTTTGGAAGTGCTTTTTTACTGTGAATTGAGAACAAAGATTCTCATCAGAGTAAGTTAGCGTTAAGAAGCAATTCTCATCATGTTGAGATATTTCATGTCTTACGCGAGTAGCCCACTCTAGCCCACGTTTAGAAATGCACACATGGCATTTTCCACAGGGGAGTTTTAATTCCCCCTCGGGGTCTAGAATTGGTCTTCCCCCATCTTCGGGGAGGGAAGCGCGTATTGGAAGGAGACACATTAGAGCCTAATTCCGCCACGTGTTGTAGTGGACCTATTATTGACTTTGTTGATTTTCATACCCTTTTTAAAGGATTTGTTTGACTGTTTTTTACTTAGTTTCCTGCGTTGCATAATATTTCCTTTTTTGTTTTTTTATCTAGTTGTAAGTAACTAGATTTATGACACTTTAAATTAAAGGTGTCAATGGGCATAATATATCAAGTATATGTATATGCCCAGAGACTCCGATTTTTACTCTTCCTGAGTCTTTTTTTCTACCGCAGGCTTCGCCTTTGGTGGGTCAGCCTTTTGCTCCGCAATAGGCTCGACCTTTTTTCTTTCTTCAAGAATACCATGTTTAACTAGAATATCTAGATTTTCAGGATTTGAGACAAAATCAGCTAATTTTGTAGGATCGTGATCCATAAGCTTTCTAATTTGTGAAGGTAGAGTCATGAAAGATTCCTGAGCGTCTCTAATTACGGCATGAGCTTCCATTAGAGAAGGAATTTCGGTGTTATCTATGTATTGGGCTACCTTAGATTGCTGATGGCTTAAAACGCCTGTTTTGGAGGCATTAGCGATAATAACATTAATATCGCACATTTTTTTGTAAGATTGGTCAGTTTTTTTAGTTTTACCTAAATCAACAGAACATTTTACTCTGAGTTCATGGTGATTTGTAGATTTAAAATTTTTCATTTTAATTTTTCCTTTTTTTAGCTAAGAACGCAGCGCGGTCTTTAGCAGCTTGAGATTTGTTGTAATTTTTTTGAGCCTGAGATTCAGATTTGCGAATATTGCTTTTTTCAACAGCAGGAATTAAATTCGCAATAGATTTATCAGGAGTTTTTAAAGATCGAGCTGAAGAAGCAAGTTGCTCAGCATATTGTCCTACTTTATTACGTAAACGAGCTTCGGGTTCTTTAGCTCTTAAGAGAGTAGATTCGGTGTTTGTTTTATTTGTTTGTGAGCGAATCTGTTTCTCTTGAGCTTTAAGATTTTTTAAGTCTTGAGAAAGTCGTTTATTTTGAAGGGCGGTAGTAGATGCATGTTGCGCAGCTTGTAAAGTTTGAGACTCTTCGTTTTGCATATTAGCCATGGAACCAGATGGACTAGAAGCCCCAGTATTAGCAGATAGGATAGGATTTAAGCCTGCTGCTCTTAAGTCAGAAACTTGACGTTGATGTGAAGTATTAGACATTCTTCGTTGAAAATCCATTTGGTAACTTGCCAAATTCTTATTCTTTTGGTTTGCAGAGGCTTGACCTGCGGAGGCGTCAAAAGCGCCCCCGATAGTAGAACCGATCATAGCTCCAGTAGGACCACCAAAAACGGCTCCGCCAATTCCGCCTAAAGCGGCTCCCCAACCCATTAGAATCTACCCAATTCAACAGGAGTTGAATAAGTTGGGATAGGTCTTGTGTGTTTAAGATTAAAGAAACAATCTAACAAGAAATGAGGTTCAGAAGGGACAGCCACTATTCTATCAATAGGAGGATTTTCGGCAATAAATGCTTCAGACAAAGTTGGAAGAGTTGCAAAATCTTGTGATAAATGCCAAACGTCCAAAGATGTTGCAGCATTTGATCTATAAGAACCAGTAATTAAACTTGGTTTATATTTATACTCGGAATATCTTTCATTATATCCGAAGACGTCATCATCATCTGAAGTACCTTGAGCATAAATTTCTTTGTTTAAAATAGCTTGTTCGCCAAGATGAGCTAACTTTGGTTGGAAGAAGTCAAATCTAGTTTGACGAGACCACATTCTGTTAAGACCTTGTTGATAAGTAAGATCAGCTCTGACAGATACTAATCCAATAACTATTTCGTGTTCGGTAAAAGACTTAGTAAAACCGTTAGAATTAGAAGAAAAAGTACCGATAGCACTAAGATTTCCCTGCGGAGTACTAGATCCACCTGATTCAGAAGTCTGGGCGATTGGAGTAAGGTTAACATTAGAAGTATTCCCCCCTAAAAATTCACTACGTTGTAAACGATTATCGGGCGAGTCGATACCGAAGTGAGATTTAATAATTTCAATATATCTTGTACCACCGCGAGCATCTAGCTCGAATAGAGATTGAACTTGAAAAGCTTCTCTTAATTGATTAATAGTTGCAGCAGTAGCACTAGAAAGATCAACTTCCAAAGC